CTGGGTTGAAAAATACAGACCCAAGACAATTGAAGAGTGTATTCTCCCTGAGAATATAAAGAAAACCTTTAAGGAATTCCTAAATAAAGGTGAAATACCAAATATGTTACTTGCTGGTCCTCCTGGGGTTGGTAAGACAACAGTGGCAAAAGCACTTTGTAACGAATTAAAGGTAGACTATTATGTCATCAACGGATCCGATGAAGGAAGATTTCTCGATACCGTCAGGAATAACGCCAAGAATTTCGCCTCCACAGTCTCACTCGACTCAGAAGCGAAACACAAAGTTATCATCATTGACGAGGCGGATAACACCAGTAACGACGTACAACTCTTACTTAGAGCCTTTATTGAGGAATTCGCAGGAAACTGTCGATTCATCTTCACCTGCAATTATAAAAATAAAATCCTCGAACCGTTACACTCCAGGTGTGCTGTGGTCGAGTTTGGCATCAAAGGCAAACAGAAGCAAGCGATTGCTGCACAATTCTTCAAAAGACTTAACTGGATCTTGGACACCGAACGGGTTCAAGCTGACAAGAAAGTCCTCGTAGAATTAATTAATAAGCATTTTCCAGATTGGAGAAGAGTATTAAATGAGTGTCAAAGATATTCTGTTAGTGGTCAAATAGATTCTGGTATTCTTGCTGCCTTCTCGGATGTTGCAGTAAATGATCTTATCAAAAATCTTAAACAAAAAAACTTTGCGGAGGTACGCAAGTGGGTCGTCAGTAACCTTGATAATGATACTTCTGTATTATATCGGGTTATTTACGATCATCTATATGATGCCCTCGTTCCTGGTACCATACCTGCTGCTGTCCTTGTTATTGCTAAGTATCAATACCAAACTGCATTCGTAGCGGACCAGGAGATAAATATGCTTGCAGCGTTAACCGAAATTATGGTGGAGTGTGAATTCAAATGACCGTTAAACTAATTCGTATGTGGTCTGGTGAAGATGTAGTAGCCGATCTTATTGAAGAAAAAAGTGATTCTATTGTGGTCACTAATCCTATTGTTGCTGTTCCTCACGGACAACAAGGACAAATTGCATTTGCTCCTTGGTCTCCTATTATGAGTAAAGATGGAAAGGGACTTGAAGTGACTAAAAAATATGTTGTTTATATCAATGATCCACAAGAAGAGATCATAGAACAATATAATTCAATGTTTGGTAAGTTGTCAAAACCTACTAAGAAACTAATATTATGAAGTACCTTGAAGAAAAAGTAAAGAGTGCTCAGGAAAGAATTAAAGAACTCCAAATGCTTATTGAAGCATGGAGAAAACAACTTGACAAAAAATGAAGAAAGTTTTAAAATGGATCAAAGAACATTTACCAAAGTGGGTGGATCTAGATCATCAGCGACCTTGGGAAAAAGAACCTCCACATTGGGAGGATACGGCACCTTCTGAATATGAACCAAATGACTAAATCGAAGAAGCAAAGACACCAAGTTAAATCTAGGTGGTATTATATTTTCTGGGGTGCTGCGACTGTATCGGTATTTGCTGGACAATTGTATGTTGGATCTGGATATCGTCAGATGTCAAGATCGTTTAATAGAATTATGGACGGCATCCAGTATGAGTTGTATGAAGCACAAAGAGATAAGACTAAGTTTTATTAATGACAGAAGAAGAGTTAGAAAAGGAACGATGGATTGATGATGACTATGAAGTCGTTAATCAGTATTACATTGCTAAAACATTACATTATAATATACCTTTCTATCTTCAGGATCAAAATGGAGAAACATTTGAATTTGGATGGAGTTTAATATACCAGTATATTGAAAAACTTTCTCAATATGACTATCCTGACTTTTAAGTATCCTGAATATAAGGAATTAAATAATATTTTATATCCTATAATTAGAGATGGAAAGAAATATCATATATCTGAGGGTACTGGTAAGAGAACATCTTTTAATATTCATAAGAGAAAAGAGTTGCGTAGATTTGTTGATTGGATAAAAGAAATATTTCCAGATTATAAGATTGCTATTAGTTGGGGTGTGGTGTATAATAAAGGTGAAGGTGCTAGAAAGCATAGTCATGAACCTTATCCAATGACATTTGTTTATTATGTTAATTTACCAGAGGGTTCTTCACCATTAATTATTGAAGATAAAACTATTAATGTTTCTACTGGTCAATTAATTGTATTCTCTGGAGATAAGTTTCATGAAGTTCCATCTTCCATTGTTGATGGTAGATGTGTTATTGCAGGAAACATTCAATCAACATCATTTTTAGACAATATTTTTCTTTATTTGAGAAAGACTTTATTATGAAATCTTTGAAATCTTTGAAAACACCATTGCGTTATCCTGGTGGCAAGTCTCGTGCTTGTACCAAGATGGATCAATACTTTCCTGATCTTCGTGAGTATACTGAGTTTAGAGAACCTTTTCTTGGTGGTGGAAGTGTAGCAATTCATATATCTAAAAAGTATCCTAATTTAAAAATTACTGTCAATGATCTTTATGAACCATTGATAAATTTCTGGACTCAGTTGCAACAATTTGGTACTGAGTTATCAGAAAAATTAAGCCATTATAAATCTACTCATCCTAATCCAGAAACTGCAAAAGAACTGTTTTTAGAATGTAAAGAAGTAATCAATGATAAAAGTTTAGATTGTATAGAAAGAGCAGCAGCATTTTACATTGTTAATAAATGTTCGTTTAGTGGTTTAACTGAAAGTTCATCATTCTCACAACAGGCATCTAATTCAAATTTCTCTATGAGGGGAATTGAGAAACTTCCAGAATTTCAAAATATAATTTCTAATTGGCATATAAATGGATATTCTTATGAGCACTTAATGACGAATGATATTCATGATGGTATTTTTATGTACTTAGATCCCCCATATGATATTAAGGACAATCTATATGGTAAGAAAGGTGATATGCATAAGAGATTCGATCATGATATGTTTGCAGAAGATTGTGATAGACATAATATTGATATGATGGTAAGCTATAATTCATCTCAGTTAGTTAAAGACCGATTTAAAAATTGGACTGCTGCTGAGTTCGACCTTACATATACTATGAGATCTGTTGGTGAGTATATGAGAGACCAACAACAACGTAAAGAATTACTTCTACTTAACTATGGAATTGAAGGATTGGCTGAACTCAATTAATCAGACAAAAAAGAATCTGATTGATGAAGATCCTTCCTTAGAGAAGGAGTATTCTCCATACATTATTAACCGCATTTATTCAGGACATCTTGATGCAATTATGTTTGCAAATGAGATGAATAGGTATCATTTCCTACCAAAGAAGATGCAATATGACTTTTTACTAAATACACTGAGAACTAAGAAGAGATTCTCTCCTTGGCTTCGCAAAGATACAATTAAAGATCTTGATTTGGTGAAACGTTATTATGGCTATAGTAATGAAAAGGCACAACAAGCTTTGAAAATCCTAACTAAAGATCAACTTAATTTTATAAAATCTAAATTTGAAACTGGAGGAAGACAATGAGTGTGGTGCAAGAGCCAGAGGTGAAGTGGTCACCTGACCAAATGGTAGAAGTGGTCTTAGGTGAACCAGATGATTTTCTTAAAGTAAGAGAGACTCTAACAAGAATTGGTGTTGCTTCTCGCAAGGAAAAGAAGATATACCAATCATGTCATATATTACATAAGCAAGGTAGATATTATCTTGTTCATTTTAAAGAATTATTTGCCCTTGATGGCAAACATGCCAATCTTACGGGTAATGATGTTCAGCGTAGGAATAGAATCGCACAACTTCTTGCTGATTGGGGTTTAATTACTATTGTTGATGCAGATAAAATACAAGATATTGCTCCTTTAAATCAGATTAAAGTATTAGCATACAAAGATAAAGGTGACTGGATACTTGAAACCAAGTATAATATAGGAAGCAAGAAGAAAAAAGTTGAAGAATAATTTATCTAATGGTATTACTGAACGTCTTTATTATACCTTAGGAAAAAGACCTGATAGTGCTACGTCACACGATATCTACATGGCATTATGTTATGCTGTGAGAGATCAGATGATGGCATATCATCTTACCCCAGAGGTTTGTAATAATGATAAGGAAGTAGCATATCTTTCCGCAGAGTTTTTAATTGGACCACAACTTGGCAACAATCTCCTTAATTTGGGGATAGGTGAAGAAGCACGGGAAGCATTAAGAGAATATGATTTAACACTAGAACAAGTGTTAGATTTGGCAGAAGAACCTGGACTTGGTAATGGTGGTTTGGGAAGACTCGCTGCATGTTATATGGAGTCTCTTGCTACATTAAAAGTACCTGCTACTGGTTATGGTATAAGATATAAGTTTGGTATGTTCAAACAGATTATCAGAGAAAACCAGCAGATGGAGGTTACTGATAATTGGTTACATGGTAATTGGCCTTGGGAACTTGCTCAACCAGATGAGTCTGTTCTTGTAGGTTTTGGTGGTAGAGTAGAGAATTATATTTCAGATAGAGAGAATTATAGAGTTCGTTGGGTTCCTGCTGAATCAGTAGTAGCAGTTCCTTATGATGTACTTCAATTGGGATATAAGGTTAATTGTTGCAATAGGTTGAGATTATGGAGAGCTGATGCGACAGAGATCTTTGATTTCTATGCATTTAATATTGGAGATTATATGGGATCAGTTGAACAGAGTGTTCAATCTGAAACTATTTCTAAGGTTCTTTATCCTAATGATGGAACTGATGCTGGTAAAACATTAAGATTAAAGCAGCAGTTTTTCTTTGTTAGTGCTTCTCTTCATGATATGGTACGTAATTTAGAGAAGTGTAATGTACCTTTAGAAGAGTTTCCAAATAGGTATCAGGTTCAACTTAATGATA